CTGCGCCCACGGCACTGATGATTTTGGTGTTTGAGGGTCAGTGGTTGTTAGAAAACGGCTGAATACCGCATTACCGTAAGTAATCCACAGCTGCGCAATTCGATGCCCGGTGTAGGAACTCTGAAACCCACAGCCATACGAAGGAGCCCACAGAGTATTGCCATCAGCATCACTGATGAAGGATGAACTGGCATCTGTGGGCTTATTTTGGAGAACAGCACCAACCCCAAAAGCTCCCACCTGCATAACATTCCCTGCCGCAGTTCCGACATCCTTTGTCGCACTACTTCCTAAACCGAAGTTTTTGCGAGCGTCTTCTGCAGTCGTTGCCCCGGTCCCGCCGTCAGCGATTGCAAGCGCACCATTGCTCCCTTTCTGCGCAAGTTTACCGATGCCTGGGATGGTTACGGCGGTGCCGTTGATGGTAACGGTGATGCTCTGGTTTGCTGAGGTGGTGGCGAACGTCTCCCACGCGCCAATATTCTCGTCGTACTCTTTGATGAGCTGTGACATAGCCTGTGCCAGGCCGTCGACCGAGATATTGTCTGATACCAGAATGCCGTACTTCTGGCCGCTCAGCGCCGGGGAAGCAGCTGGAGTAACCGTCATTGACGTGGCGCTGTTCACGGATGAAATCTGGAACAGTTGCACCGGGTTAGACATCACGATAATTGTCTGGCCAGCGCGAACCTGGCTGGCCGGTGCCGTCCAGTTTGTACCCGTCCCGGTGGCGGTATTTCCATTAATGGCGATGGTGCCGGTGTTATAAAGCATATTTTCTCCAGGCAATAAAAAAACCCCGCCGGAGCGAGGTTTATGTTTAAGCGTAGTGGGTTATTTGCAGGTTGTTTCGGTAAATGTATTCGCACTTACCCAGCGCCAGCTGAAAGGATATCCAGCCCGGTACTGCGTCTGGTTGTTTTGTTTACGCACACCGTAAATCTGAACCGTAGTTTCCTGACCGCCAACGATTGCAGTGCCGCTGCAAACTGGTTCCTGTTTCTCAATTACGCCAGCGCATCCTGTAAGCATGACAGCGCCTGCCATGCAGATAATCAGTTTTCTCATTTTGATAGTATCCAGAGGAATTCAGTATCTTAGACGATACCAATACAATTCTGGTGGGTATAATTGATTGGATAGATCAATATTATGTTATTTATCGCTAAAAACGATCAATCAATCATAGGCCGCTGTATTTATGGCGGTTAATGAAATGCCAGTATTCGTTCCCCCTCCAGGTGAACCTGCCCCAGTGGAGGTCCCCCCTGCGTTTATCCTCGTATTGGCCCCGTCAAACCTGCATGAAGAATAAGCATTTATCGTGTAGATAGTCGGAGGCTGGGTTGAATTATTCACAATGATGGTCTGACCCAACTGAGCAGGTGCAACGGCCCATGACCCGCTCAGCGTCTGGTCAATATTTATCCCGCCGTTTGCACCAGGCGTGCCAACCGTCTGCAGGTCTGATAGCACACGGGACTCATTAGTTAACACAAGCTTTCCGCTCGCATCCCATATTGCCAAACCCCATTTCGGTAATATCTGCGGGAATATGGCAAAAACGTACGCCGTTAAAGTGAAACTTTGGTTATAGGGATTAACCCCCGCGACATATACATTTCCGCCGTTCCGGTAAGATATTACTGGCGTGGGCTGGGCGGTATTTGTGGTCCTGATAAATACCATCACAGGGTAGTCAGCATTTAATGCAATATTCTTAGCAACTTGCTGCGAACTGCCATTAGCAGAGGAGTTGAAAGTGTACTTGCCGTAAAGACAAAAAGGCGTTGACTGGGGCGTTACAAATGGGTTCCCGTTGTCCATTAATATCATCGCGCCAAATTCGGCCATTATGCTTTCTCCATGAAAACGACCACTTCACACTTTGAGGCCGGATAATTACCCAGACCTACAGAAGATGCAGCGCTTACGGTTATTGTGCTCCCTGACGCGACAATGCGCCGCCCTACGCTGTTACCTCCTTCATCAAGTGAAAGAACAAAACCAACTTTCATTCCTGAGGGCACCGTAAAAGACCAGCTGCCGGAGTTTTGTCCGGCGGCAAGTTGTATACGTCCAACAACGGAAACGGGCTTGATTCCGTAGTTGTTGGGGTTTCCCGAAGCATCCCAGGTCTGTATTCCATAAGCCATATCAGAACACCCCCGTTAATCGGCCAACCTGCACTCTCAGAACGTTGTTGCCATCCTTGACGCTGATTGTCTGGTTGGTCTGCTTCATGGCTCCCTCCCCAGCTGTCGAACCGTAGTTCTCAAACGTCCCGGACTTATCCAGTTTCCAGCCAACAGAGCCGGCAACATAATTGTTCGACTGGATGTAATTGCCAATTTTTGCATTGCTTATGGTCCCGTCGCCAATGACTGTATCCCTGATAATGGCCTGGCCATTCTGGATAACGAACGGCAGTGTTACAGTCCCGCCGACCATAGTAGTCACGGCGAAACGGTCTGCCAGGAAGATTACCTGTGACTGCATGCCGGAGGGTGTATTTTGAACCCCAATACCCATCCCGGCAGCGTAATACTGCCCGTTACTGGACACCCCCACCTTGATGTTATACATCGCGCTGAGGTTACCGTTTACATCTGCTATAGCCTGTGCGTTGACGTTTATCGCTGCACTGTTTTCGCCTGATTTAACAGTCAGAGTGTTGATTTTTGTTGCCGAAGCCTGGGTGAAATCAGCAAGAGTTTCTGTCAGGTCCGTTGAGTTAGAGATATTGCCACCAGCTTCTGCATCCAGTGTGACCAGCGCGCGTGCGACCGCCTGGCTGGTATCGGCAATCGTAGTATCCACTCTGTCTATACTGGCACTGTTCCCGGCGTTTGTTGCTGTCTGGGAACGACGACTGACAACCTGCGCCAGCCCATTCTGGATTATCGCAATTGCCGAATTCTTCACGCCTCCTGTCATACCGTCCATTGAAACGGAAATCTCATCGATTTTTACCGCCGCCTGCGCCAGCCCGTCAGCGTTTTCCTGTATATCTTTCGCCTGCTGCTCCAGCTCGTCGGCATGGTTTTTGATTTCGTCAGCCATGCCAGCAATTTTTTCATTGCTGTCCACTGCGCTCTCAATCAGATCTTTAAACGTAGCGGAGTCTTTGATCTCCTCCAGGATCACATCGGTGATATCGGAAACATCGATGCTGGCCTGACCTCGCACCCAGTCGGTATACCCGGACTCGTTTCCCGTTCTGTCGACCAGTTGCGCGCGATACCAGAAAATCTGCCCTGCCTTAAGACCCATCTGCTGATATTTGCGCTGCGGATAAGGCACATCGGCCAGCAGCATTGCATCATCTTCGCTACCGGTCAGGCTGTACTGAATTTCCGTCTTCAGCGTGTCTTCGGTATTCGCCGGGAATCCCCAGTTCAGCTCGATACCGAATACCACGTTTTCAGAAGCGATGAAGCCAACCGGCTTCGGTGGGTTTCCCACTTTACCCGTCAACGTTTTCTCTTCTGAATAGCCCCACCCAGATGAAATTTCGGCGGCATTGATGGCACGCACGCGAACCAGGTAGCGTCCTGCATAAATCCCCGGAACATCGAATGACGTGGTGGAGCTGCGCGGCACATTCACCCAGTTCCCGTCATTGCGACGCCACTGTGCCTCATACGCGATAGCATTTTTCGCCTGGTCCCAGCTGACGCGCATGGTCTCAACGCTGATATTCTGCTGAACGACAGAAAACGAACTGATCGCGATATTAGCTGGCGGGGACTGATTACCGGGCGGAATTACACTTATTGGCCGCTGGTCGATAATGGCACCGGTATCGATACGCGCATATTTATCCGGATCGTGCAAAGCGCCAGCAATCGAATACGTTCCGTCATTATTATCCGTAACGCTGATAACGCGATATTGCTGCGCGTAAAGCTCTTCAGACTCGACAATCCACACCGATTCCACTGCAGGTGTTTCGCTGTATGCCGTTGTCACAGTGACGGCCCGCCCGTTTACGCTCTGTATCGTCCTGCTCTGCGATGCGCCGGACGGAAGGTTAACCATCAGACGGCTTCCGGGAGCGGCTGCCGAATCACGATCAAGCGTGATAACGCGACCGTTAACCGCGCTGATGCGCCCTCCCATCACTTTTCCGGAAAGCAGCTCATCGGCAACCGCGATGATATAACCAGGCTGTGGGATCTTACCGTCAAGACCAACATCGAACGACACGATGCGATCCTTGTTATTGGTCAGGATACCCCAACGTCCTTTGCGGTTTGCCTCTGACTGCCGGGTACAACCAATGGCTGTCATTTCGAGCTGATTTGTGCCAAAGCGAGCAACGAGATCCTGCTCAAATACAGGCTCCATCGCATCCGCGTAGGCATTACCCGGATCGGACCAGGAAACCAGTGCCGTGGTATAGCGGGTTTTGGTGGTGCTGCCCGAATAGGTAAAGCGCCCATTAACCACGTTTGCACGCGTGTAGCTGTAATCCACATCGCGGGGCATATCCGCCAGCGCAACGATTTGATCGCCACCCCAGTACGTCATGCCCCGGAATATCGCCGCAAAATCACGTAACACGGTATAGGCGTCATTCCTCTCCTGCACGTACACGTTACAGGTATAGCGAGGCTCAGTGCCGCTACCGCCTTTACCATCAGGAACCGGCTGATCGCAATATTGCGCGACCTGATAAAGCGTCCATTTATCAATATTGGCCGCCGTCAGGCGATTGCCCAGCCCAAAGCGGTCGCTCACCACCAGATCGTAAAAAATCCAGGCTGGATTATCCGTCCACGCCCACTTAAACGCCCCTGTCCATGTGCCGCTGTAGGTGCGGGTCTCCGGGTCATACGTATCCGGAACGCGGATTACACGCCCTCGCGGTTCGCAGGATATTTGCGGGATAGAGCCGTTAAACTGGCTTGAGTCGAATTCGATGTACAGCAGCGCGGTATTTGGATAACGCAGTTTGGCGTCAATAACCTCTGTGTAGCTCTGCAGCGTCATCGTGTCGCCAATTTTCGCGCTGTTGGCATCCGCCGTAAGCTTACGCAGGCGCACCGTCCATGTACTGCCTGCCTGTGGTAAATCGATACGATGGCTGCGTTCGTAGCCGGAAGTTGTCTTGCCGGTTACGCTGGTATTAAGTACCGTCTGCCAGGTGCCGCCATCGGTCTGCAGATCAATAGCGTAGTTAATTGAATAGCCAACCAGATCGCCATCATCCTCCTGTTTAAAAAGCGATGGCCACTTGAGGCGCAGGCGAACGGCTGACAGTTGCGTGTTGGTAAAGGTATGTGTCCAGCCGGTGGTGCTTGACACTTCGGTGCCCACGCTGATTTCATTTTCTGTGCCGGGGATACCCTGAATATATTTTTGTGCCTGAGTCCCCGGACGAAATTCCCACGCCACGCCACTGAAGTTTTGCGATCCGTCTGCATTCTCCAGTGGCGTGCCATCGAGATAGATATCCTTCGCCGTCAACTGCCCTGCAAATTCGCCCTCTCCCAGTGCAACAAGAATTTTGGCTTTCGCTACGGACTGGAGATCGTCTGGTTGTTCAGTCGGGGTGCGTGAACTGGAGCTGCCGCCCTTGCGGCCTCTAATCGGAGTAGATGTAGCCATATTGCGCCCATAAAAAAGGCCACCCTGAGGTGGCCTGAAAGGAGGTTTTTATTTATTGCTGGTCTTCGACATAAATCCCGGCAGAAATAATCGCACCGCCGATTTGCCGACGACCATAAAGAAGCGGTACCGGATAGCCCTGCGCGGCGGTGTTGGTGACTCCACCGAACGCGTATGAGGCGCGGTTATCTGAACTCTGTTTGCTGGCCAGCCCCGCTGGTTGAGGGGAAAGCATCTGAACAACCCCGCCAATCATCATTGCGGCACCGAATTTGTATAAGAATGGTGATGCCGCAGCCCAGGGTGTGAAATTAAGCACCGCCCCAACGGCAACCAGAACTGCACCAAGTATTGTCTGGAGTAATCCGGCCTTTTTGCTCCCGATAATCACCGGGACAATGCGAATGACATCGCCGGTGACCGGGTAACCCAGGTCATCAACACCAATATTCTTTTTCCCTTTGAATACTGAATAAGTGAGACCACGGCGTTGGCTCGAAATCATAAACTGCTCAAAGCCCGGTATAGTCTTTGCCAGCGCAACACTCGCTTCGTTCACGCGGGAAATCAGGCGATGGTGAACTTTACCGAATGTTTTCCCGAGCACGCCGCCAAGCTCAATGCGGGTCATTACTTCCTGCATGTTTCACCTGCCATTACATCTTTATAGCGAACGATCTTCATTGTGCGCTCCTGCCAGTATCCGCCATAAGGAACACGTTGACTCAGATGCCCGTAAAGATGGTGCAGCAGCATGTTACCCTCCAGTAAAATCCCGGCATGATTCCACTTATCGGCCTGCACCTGCATGATGACGAGGTCCCCTTCCTGAGGCGGACCATCAAACTCCCTGAATCCGCACTCGTACCAGCACTCCTGATAGAAATTGTCCGGGTAGTCGTTTTCCCACCAGGGATAATCCACCCGGTAATCGTGGAGCTCGATACAGTGGGTCTGCCGGAAATAGCTCATTACCAGACCCCAGCAATCGAAGTGGCCAAGCACGAACGGACGCTCCAGCAATGGCAGCTCCCCGCGTGGCTGAATGGTACGTAAATCCCCCTCTGGCCAGCTCACAATATGCCAGGGCAGCAGCGTTGCATCACACTGCGCCTTATCCAGCTCGCTGGCCTGCGTCGTCGCATCAGGATGGCTGTGAACAATGGCCACCACCGTCCCCCAGTCTTCTGCCGCTGCGTAATCTTCGGGGGACAGGTGAAAATGTTCAGTCGGCTCTGCTGCGAGATTACGACAGGGAAAATAGCGCTCAACCCGGCTTTTCTGTGCCACCACGCCGCAGCACTCTCGCGGATATTCCGCTGCAGCGTGTGCCATGATGGCATCAATGGTTTTCTGGCGCATATCAGCTCCTGATAAGAGATGTACCGGGGAAACCGCCAAACGGCAGCTCGTTGCTGTCTCCGTGCCGGAGCTTGCAGGCCGTCAGCGTGCCGTTGCAGACATCCAGCGATGGATCGTCAACCGGATTATTGTTTTTGTCGAAATAGCGCGTTCCGGCATAGTCGCAGCCGTCGCCGGTCCGGTACTTGTTCCGGATGCACCAGCTGCATAACGAATGCAGCTGCCGCGTGGGTATCATCTGGCCCTGTAAATCCATCGGACTGGAAAGCGTAAATTCAACAGATTCATCCGTCTCGGTGCTTCTGGCATCGATATAAAAGACCTTCAGCTTTTCCTGTGACGGGTCTGCAGTGGGATTGCCCTGCGGAAAATTTCTGGCGTCCAGATACTGTGCCAGCGTGTCGTGGATACTCACTTTCGCCTGCAGCAGATCGTCATACGCCAGACAGAGCGCTGAGATCGAGCTGTCCAGGTTCGCCACACTCAGTTTTGGCTGTGGACTGGTACCGTCCGTAGTCGCTTCAATACCCTCAACCTGACACGGCCAGGCTTTATACTCCTCCCCCTGCCACCAGATGGACTTCGCCGGAAGTTTATTCTCATCCCCGCCTGCAGCCTCAATCTCTTCCGGGGTATGCGCGATATTATGTGCGTGGAAGCGGAGTACATCTGACATACCGAACGCTGTGCCATCGACAGAAAAAAGCCGGACTTCATTGCCCGGCTCGAGTTTTTGATAATCAGCATTAAGACTCATGGTGCAAATGCCTGTTCAAACGTTGCGGTTACGGTTATCACTTTTACGTTTTTAACCACCTTTTTGAGCGTGTCAGCCTCGACACGCCACAGCGCGGTATCGCCGAAAGGCGGTGTGAAAATAAACGACTTCACTTTATGCCGCCGAAGGAAAGCGTGAATTTCATTCGCTGTAGTCGGATCCCCT